TTTCGACATCGAAACCACAACCCCGAAGGGTTTTCGCGAGCAACTTGCCGAGCATAAAGGTAAAAACATAACGGTGTGGATTAATAGCTATGGTGGCGACGTATTTGCTGCAAGTCAAATTTACACAGCACTTAAGGAGCATAAAGGAAAAGTAACTGTAAAAGTTGATGGCGTTGCCATTTCTGCCGCCTCAGTAGTTGCTATGTCTGGTGATGAAATTTTTATGAGTCCTACCGGTCTCGTAATGATACACAATCCCTTCCCCGGCAATGGCATAAGGGGAGAGGCAAAGGACTTGCGTCATGCTGCCGATGTGTTGGACGAGGTTAAGGAAACTATACTTAATGCATATCAGCTAAAAACGAAAAAGTCAAGAGACGAGATATCTAAGATGATGGATGAAGAAACTTGGATGTCGGCAAAGAAGGCGCTTAGCGAGGGTTTCGTTGACGGTATTTTGTATGCAGAAGCAGAGGATCTAGCAAGTGCGCCAATTGAAAACTCCTTTATGTTTAGCTGGATGTCGATACAAAATTCATCTTCTGAATCTATGAGAAAATTCATAGAGCAGTATAACTTGAAGATGAGTGAAGCGAAGTTAGAACCGGTAGACATATTAACACAAGAACCTATTACTGAACCGGTAAACGATCTGCTGCCGCTAGTAACAGCAATACAGGATGCCGGAAAAACTTTGTCCTCCGCTAACGAGCAGAAAATAACAGATGCAAGGGATCTGCTAAATGATGTACTTAGCCAGGTGGACAAGCAACCGGAAGATAGTGAAGAACCGGAAAACAATGAGCAGAACGCAAAAAGCGAACTGCTTTTTTTGTTGCAAAACCAGGTAAAAATTAACAAAAACAGGAGGAACTTAAATTGACTTTACAGGAATTAAGACAACTCTATGCAAGTCTGTGCGACCAGCAGCAGGAAGTTATTAGCGCAGTAGTGGCCGAAGCGCGCGGTATGACAGACGAGGAAAAAGCTAAGTTTGGCAATCTTCAGACTCAGATCGATGGCATGGACAACACTATTAAAACCGCTGAGAAAATTGAGGCACGTAACGCAGAACTCGACAAACCCGCCGATCCCCTGTTTCGCCCGGTAGTTGATTCTACTCAAAAGCAGGCAGAAGTCAAAGACGATGCCGGATTTAAGAACTTCGGCGAATTCCTACACGCAGTAAGGTACGGTGATTCTAAAGGCAGACTAGCCAATATGGGTGCCAACGATGGCGGCGGCATTGCTGTTCCTGAAGCGTTCCGCGATCAGTTACTTATACGTCCTAAAAACGAGTGGTCCGCTGGCGTTGGTTCTGAAGGCGGTATCATGATCCCCGGCCAAATGAGAACTGATATTCTAATGGCGCAACCGGAAATGTCTATCGTCCGTCCGCGCGCTACCGTCATTGAACCAGGAGATCCGCCCGATGCTGAGGTAACAATCCCGGCGCTGAACCAGGGTTCCAATGGCGTATTTGGCGGGGTGCAGGTATATTGGATCGGTGAAGGTGACACCAAACCGGAAACAGATGGCAAGTTACAGGAGATTAAGTTGACTCCGCAGGAAGTTGCTGCTCATACAATCGTAACCGATAAACTCCTGCGTAACTGGACTGCAGCATCTACCTTTATTTCCACCATTCTAAGAAAAGCTATTGTTAATGCTGAGGACGTTGCTTTTCTGCGCGGCAATGGCGTGGCGAAACCGATGGGTGTTATTAACAGTAGCGGTGCTATCATAGTTGCTCGTGGTACTGCAAACCAGATTAACTACGCCGATGTCGTTTCCATGATGGCTGCTCTGATGCAAGAATCTGTAAGTAACGCAGTATGGATTATTAGTCAGAGTGCCATGCCTGAGATTATAACCTTACAGGACGCTCTGGGTAACTATATTTTCATTCAAGGCGATGCAACTAAAGGGATCCCGGCTACATTATGTGGTATCCCGGTTAAATTCACTGGAAAAACCGTGGCACTCGGCGCTAAAGGCGATATTATGCTTGTTGATCTGACTTACTACCTGATTAAAGACGGTTCCGGTCCGTTCGTTGCTGCCTCTGAGCATGTCCTTTTCCGCCAGAATAAGACAGTCATTAAGATTTTCTGGAATACCGATGGTCAGGGTTGGGTTAAAGATCCGTTACTGCTTGAGGATGGAACCACTACTGTTAGTCCCTTTGTTATTCTGCAGTAACCTGGTGGGGTTTATTGCCCCACCTCATAAAAATAAAAAACGGAGGTATTGAAATTTGAGACTACTCAGCGAAGAAGTAAAAATTGATACTGCATTGACATCCGTATCTTTAAACGGTGCCGGTACTGGTGCCTATTTCTCCATGACAGAATACAGAAAAGCACTATTCGTCGTTGAGGTTGGTGCTATGGCCGCCGCCGCAACATCCGTGGTACAGGTCATGCAGGCAACTAACGCCGCTGCCGGTGGCGCAAAAGTTATTACCAATAACGCTGCTACTATTACAGCTAATACCAATGTTGCCGCAGCAACACTTACTGCCGCCGCTTGTGCTCCTGCAGACACCTGCGTAGTTAATGGTCTTACTTACACTGGTGCTGCCGCCGCAGACTTGCCTAACCGCGTTTTCTTGGCTGATGCTGGCGATAACAACGCTACTGCTGCTAGTCTTGCCGCTGCCATCAATCACGCTACTGCCGGTACTCCTGGCGTTCTTGCTACCGCTGTTAACGCTGTCGTAACACTTACCGCAGATGAACCGGGCGAGGCAGATATTACCGTCGTCGGTACCGCCGTTAGACTTGTCGCCGCCACCGTGCGCGCCGTGGCCTACGTGGAATGTGATGCATCTTTCCTTGATGTAGATAACGACTTTACGCACGTTGCTGTGCGCGTTACTAACTCAGCGGCAATCCTAACGGGTGCGGTATTGCTTCGTGGTCAAGGCAGATTTAGTCCGGTTCAAAATGTCGCCGCGTCTAAGGTTAACGTAGTAGTATAAATATATAGGGGTGGACTTCACCCCTTCCCTAAAAGGGGGAATATAATTGACAGTTAGGGTTATACGAGGAGATGCTTTACACTTACATGGCTTATCTACCGATACAAAACCAGTTAACAATATTCCCGACGGTTCCGATTATTACGAGACTGACACGGGAGTATTTTGGTTTCTTGACGTTGACACTTGGGTTCCGAAGAATTCTTTAGAGACTATCAGGGCGCTGTTGGCGGGTATCGTTAATGCTAAACTAACTGGTAGTTTAGTTTTAAATGAAACCAATAAAGTAACTACAGCAAACACGGATATTTTGACCAATTATACATCAATAGTAAATACAAACTCCGTTTTAATGGTTCTAACCAATACTGCTGGTGTATTAAGTTTGGAAGTTGATGGGATTCTTGGTACTTTAAATTCCGGCACCGCTTTGGATGCCGGTAAATGGTATGCCTTTGATGTGCTCATGACTGAGGGTTCGGTTTACAACCTGCAATTCTCGGTGAATGCCACTATGCAAATCAAATGGATTGGGGGTATTTAATATGTTACGGATGCCCCCGCAAGGCACAGGTAATTTTACTGCTGCCGAACGTGAAAAACTTGCCAAGATTGACGTTGGAGTAAAATCCAATCTTAACGCAACCGTAGCGCCTACCACAATTGATGACAGTACAAAAGGCTATTCTGTAGGCTCTACATGGATATATGAAAATATAACCTATCTGTGCACAAATGCCACAGAAGGAGAGGCCGTTTGGGTGTCTACGGCTGACATTTATTATTTTGATACTTGGGCAGACCTTGTTACGGCTATATCGGCAGTAGGTACAGAATATGTTAACAAGCATGCTACCGTAGCAAATGCGAATAACGGCCCGGCTGGTGGAACAACTTACACAACACCGGATGCGCTTACGAACATTGTTATTGACGGCGGCTCTGCAACGTACAAAGTTAACGCACAGGGCACAAATTATTCCGTGACTTGTCAAGCAAGAACGGTCACAAACCCCGTTATTAAATCCGTTATGCTTACAGCAGCCGCAAAACCAACAACAGCAGGGTATTACATCTTTACAGTTACCCCTACCAACGGGTTACCTTCTGGCGTATCATTAAATGATATTGCTTATTATGATGGCACAACATGGTCGTGTTGGCAGAAATACACGCAAGCTGTAACTGCTCTTGTTGCTAACGATGCACTAGGAATAATTCAAGTTACATGGCGTAAATTCAATGGCACATGGATGAGTACCGCTGATGAGTTTATACCTGATGGAAACGAGTATCAGACAGGCAAATTATATAACGGTAAAGCTGTTTACAGAAGATGCACTGCCGGGACAACTGGTACGATAACGTCAACTGCTATCAATACGAGCATGACAATACCTATGACTGGTACAGTATTAAGAATAGAGGGAACAATCAAAAGAAGTACTGGCACTATATGGCTAATCTCATCACAAGGTGTAGCTCCCGACACATTCAATTTTGCTGTTCTTTTAGACGGAAAAGTTGTGTATGGGTTAAACCAAAGTAGCGGTGGAGGTTATACTACATCATACAATAACACCGATTATACCGTATGGGTTGAATACACCAAATCATAACCTTATAGGCGGTTTTTTTGCGCTTAATTTTAGCGGTGCTAGAAGTAGTTAGGTAATGAAATGATTAGATTTAGTTTAGCAAAGAATGTAAATGCCCAACTAATGGGTAGTTATGGGGGTATACTGGGGTTTAATTTGTAAAAGTTAGCAAGAACAATAATGAGGTGTTAATTTGTATACAAACCTAGATACAAACGGCAACGAAATAGAATCCGATATACTGGCATTTGCTCCGAAAAAAATATCTGCAACCGGCGCTGGCGATGTCACAGTTAAAATGTCTGATGGAGTAGTTGCTTATGTTCACTGTGAAACAGCAGGACTTAGCGTATATCTCAAAGACGGAGATCGGCAGGTATGGCCTGCATTAACTGGTGTTGACGAGGATGATTTTAAGGCATGTCCTCTACAGTTAGGAACTAGCATTGTACTCAACTTTGATGGCGCAGGAGTGGCATATATTGCATATAGGTAAGGTGGTAAAATATGTCTAGAAAAAGCTTAGAAGATAGTGCTTTTAATAATTTAGTCGAATCAGTTAAAGTGGAACCGAGCAACTACTTATACGTTGGTAAAAACGGAAACAACGCAACCGGAAACGGTAGCGCGAGTAAACCATTTCTTACTATTGGCGCAGCAATAACAGCGGCATCGGCAGGCACGACAATATTTATATTCCCCGGCACGTATACCGAGGATTTAACGCTAAGAGCGGGTGTTAAC